CCGGCACCGGGCTTGCCAGCTGATGATCTGGCCAGTCTACGGGAAGCGAACCCCGGCGCGGTCGCGGGCATCGGTGCATCCCTCGAATGGCTGCAAGGGCAGGCGCGCCGTGCGATTGCGCGGGGTGGGTCAACGCTCACCAGTTTCCGGCTCTACAACCGAAACGAGCGGGTCAGCGGCGAAAGCCGGGACGTTTTGCTGTCGGTGGATGAATGGTTGAATTGCGAAGTTTCAGAGCTGCCGCCGCGCGCCGGATCTGTGGTTCTGGGGATCGATCTTGGCGGGTCTGCATCGATGACGGCGGCGGCGTTCTACTGGCCCGAAACCGGGCGGCTCGAATGCCACGGCACCTTTCCGTCGCGGCCGTCTCTGGTCGATCGCGGCGCGTCCGATGGCGTCGGTGATCGCTATTCGCAGATGCAAGATCGGGGCGAGCTGTCCACGCTGGGCGATCTGACGGTGCCTGTCGCCTCTTGGCTGGTCGAGACGATGAAGCGGATCGAGGGCCAGCCGGTCGCCTGTCTGATCGCTGACCGTTTCAAGCAAGCTGAGCTTGGCGAGGCGATCGACAAGGCGGGCATTCGCGCGCCAGTGATCTGGCGCGGGACAGGCTGGCGCGATGGAAACGAGGATTGCGAGCGTTTCCGGCGCGCGGCCTTCGATGGAAAGATCCTCACGTCGCCGTCGCTTTTGCTGCGCAGCGCCATTGCTGACGCCGTGGTGCTGAAGGATCCGGCAAACAACCTGAAGCTCGCCAAAGGCCGATCGACGGGCCGGATTGACGCCGTGCAAGCGTCGGTGATCGCGGTCGCTGAAGGCGCGCGGATGGTCGGCCGTTCCTCTGGTCGAGGAGGGCGCGTCGTATGGGGCTGAATCGCAAGCGATCGGAATGGGCTGCGCATTCAAAGCGGGTCTGCAAGTCGCAACGCTGGAAGGCTCTGCGAAAGCAGGCGCTCGAGCGTGACGGCTGGAAATGCACCCAATGCCCTGAGCGGCGGCGGCTCGAGGTCGATCATATCCAGCCGGTCCGCACGCATCCCGAATTGAGCTTTGATCTGGGCAACCTGCAAACCCTCTGCGGTCGCTGCCATGCCCGGAAAACGAGATTGGAGGTCGGGCATAAAGCCCTGCCGCCTGAGCGCCAAGAGTGGCGAAACCTGCTGCGGGATATGCAGCGCAACCCAGAAGAGAGGCACGAGGATGCTTGATTCACTGAAAATCCAGCGGCGGCAAAGCGAGATCCGCCAGCAACTGGCCGCGCTGGTCGGCAAAGAGAAACCGACCGAGGATGAGCTGCGTTCCATCGAAGCGCATGATCTGGAGTTTCGGCAGAATGAAACCCGGTATCGCGCGGCGCTGATCGCTGAAAACGAGGAGCGTGAAGAGGCGCGGGGCGAGCTGGAAACCCGCTCTGCGCAGGAATGGTCCGACATGATGGCCGGTTTCGAGCTGCGCCAAGTCGCCCTGGCATTGGATGAAGGCCGCCAGCTCGACGGCCAGACGGCTGAGATCGTGCAAGAGCTGCGCAGCTCTGGCGGTTTCCGTGGTATCCCGGTGCCGTGGCAGGCGCTGGAACAACGCAACACGGTTTCGACGGGCACGCCGAACCCGATCCAGACTCGCCCGATCATCGATCGCCTGTTCCCTGACAGCGTGGCGGCCCGGATGGGCGCGCAAATGATCTCGATCGACGCGGGCGCTCTGGAATGGCCGATTGTCACCTCGAGCGTGACCGCAGGCTGGGCCGACGGTGAAGCGGCGAACGTGCCGAACGCTGCGGCCTATGCGACCACCGATCGCCCGCTGACCCCGGATCATAACCTTGGCGTCCAGATGCGGATCACCCGCAAGACGCTGAAGCAATCCGGCGCGGCGCTTGAACAGGCAATCCGGCGCGATATGGCGGGTGCTATGGGGCAGGCGATGGATCAGGCCGTGTTCCTTGGCACCGGGGCGAATGGCCAGCCTCTGGGCGTGATCACCGGCGCTGCGACCTATGGGATCACCACAACGGCGATCAACGCGGCGGCCAGCTGGTCGGCATTCCGCGCGGCCGTGGTGCGTTTCATGACGGGCAATGCGGCCGGTTCCCCTGCGGCCGTCCGGGCGCTGATCCGGCCTGAGCTTTGGGCTTTCCTCGATGACATCCTGATCACCGGCACGGCCGTTTCGGAATGGGACCGCCTGACCCAGAACATCCCGGCGGGCAACATCGGCATGACCAGCAATGCGCTTGCCGCCCCGGCTGGTGATCCTCTGGCCGTGACGTCGCTGCTGACCACGGCGGCGGGCGGTGTGGCCCCGATCTTTGTCGGTGCTTGGGGTGCTGTGGATGTGATCCGCGATCCGTTCTCTGACGCTCAGAGCGGCGGCCTGCGGATCACCGCACTGGCAACCGTGGATCTGACGGTGGCGCGTCCTGCGCAGCTCGAGATCCTGACCGGCCTTCAGCTGGTGGCCGCGTAATGGAACAGGGCGGCGTGATCGGTGGCCTTGAGCTGCGACGTGCGGCGCGCGACGGGTCGCGCCGCCTGCGGGGGAAATTCCCCTACAATAAAAGGGCCGTCCTGTCCGATGGTGGCAGGACAGGCCGTCCCCGAAAAGAAATGTTCGCCCCGAAGGCCTTTGCCTATCGGGTCGAGCGCCCCGAAGAGGAAATCCACCTGCTGATCGGGCATGATTACGATCGGCCGCTGGCCAGCCGCAAAGCCGGGACACTGTTTTTCAATGACTCGCCCGAGGCGCTGACGTTCGAAGCGGTGATCTCTGCTGAAATGCAGGAAGTGTCCTACGTCGCAGATTTCTTCAAAGCATTTGCGGCCGGGCTGATCTTGGGGATCTCGCCCGGTTTTCGCATCCCGCCAGAGCGCGCGGTGCCGAATGCCGAAGCGACCGAAGCGGAAGATCCGGCCGAAGGCTTGGCGTTGATCAGGACAATTTTTGCGGCGCTGCTGTTCGAGATGAGCTTGGTCACGGCCCCGGCTTACAAAGAGGCCGCGGTCGAGGAGCGGACCGCGGGCGGGCTGATCCTGCCAGATGGCCCCACCGCAGGATTGCAGCGCACGCTTGCGCGATGGAGGGCCTGACATGGCGGTGACACTGAAACAAGTTGAAGCGGCGCCAGAGGCCTATCCGGTCTTGGAAGGCGAGCATCTGAGCGACGGGCAGGCGCTGCCAGCTGGCGCGAATGACTGGATCTGGCAACGGATCGAGGCTTACACCGCACATCGGTTCACGCCGCGCCAAGTGGTCTGGACGGTCGAGGGGTGCGGTGAATGGGCCCCGTCATTGGTTCCGGCCGTGCTGGATCTGGTCGAGGTCTGGACGGCTGGCGCATGGGTCGCCTGCACGCCTGAGCCGTCCCCTTGGGATGGCTATGAGCTGCCCACATTCGGACCCTATCGGATCACCGCAACGGTGGGCGGTGGCGATGTGCCGGCCGCTGTCATGGCGGCGGCGCGCCGGCTGGCCGACTATTGCCTTTACACCCCAAGCGAGACGGCCGGTCCGCAGCTCTGGGCAACGTCAGGCTCGCATCGTGACGCGGGCCCAAATCCGGCTGAGTCCAGTTTTCAGCGATCGGCGCTCTGGATCTCCAAGGCAATGCAACACTCTGGCGCGGCGGATCTGCTGCGTCCGTATCGGAGGGCCTGACATGGGCATTTTGGATCTGTTCCGGCGCAAACCTGAGCCGCAAGAAACCCGCTCGAGCGGATCGGGCTACACGGCGCAAATCGTGGCGGCGCGTGAAAGCTACATTCGCGGTGCGGGCGGCATCGCTGAATTGACCGCGACCGCGCAAAGCTGTGTCAGCCTCTGGGAAGGCGCTTTCGCGCTTGCTGACGTGCAAGGCACCGATCTGCTGACAAGGCGCAACATGGCGCTGATCGCGCGCTCTGCGGCGCTGCGCGGGGAAGCTCTGTTCCTGATCACCGCGCGCGGCCTTGTGCCTGCCGTGGATTGGGATCTGCGCACCCGCGACGGAATCCCTACGGCCTACCGCCTCACGCTGGCCGATGCAGGCGGGGGCAGGGCGGTGACAGCCCTTGCCGCTGAGGTTCTGCACCTGCGTATAGGTGCGGACTCTGCGGCCCCTTACGTCGGCTCTGCGCCGCTGCGGCGGGCATCGCTGACGGCTGGCCTGTTGCAGACGATCGAGGCGGCCTTGGCTGAGGTTTACGAAAATGCGCCGATCGGGTCCGCGATCGTCCCCATGCCCGAAATGTCCGAAACTGACATGGAAAAGACGGCACGCGGGTTTCGGGGCAGTCGCGGCCGCGTCCTGATCCGGGAATCGGTCAACGTCTCAGCCGCTGGTGGGCCAGCACCGCAGCAAGATTGGACGCCGCGCGATCTGTCGCCGGATCTCGAGCGGTCTATGACCACGGAAAGCCTGACGGCCGCGCGTGACGCGATCTGCGGGGTTTTCGGTGTGCTGCCGGGCCTGTTCAATTCAGCGACCACCGGGCCGATGGTCCGAGAGGCACAACGGCACCTTGCCGGATGGTTTCTTCAGCCGATCGCAATGCTGCTGGCCGAAGAGGCCACCCAGAAGCTGGGCACGCCGATCATGATCGACGTGATGCGGCCGGTCCAAGCCTATGACGTGGGCGGCCGGGCCCGCGCGCTGAGCACGATCATCGAAGCTCTGGCCAAAGCGAAAGAGCTGCAACTGTCGCCTGAAGAGGTCAGCGCGGCGCTGACTTTGGTGAATTGGGGGCCAGACGATGGCGCGGCATAAGCTCAGAGATCTGCCCGAGACTGGCGACAAAGTGTGAAACCGGCGGATGACCCGACGCCTGACACACAGACGCCGCCTGATCATGGCAGGACAGGTCGCGACGGTCATTCGGTTGACCTTCGCGGCAGGTCGCATTTCAACGCTATTCGGGCTCGAGGGTGCGATCGTGGCGGCGCTGCGGTCGGATCTGTGTCTGCGCGGCTGGCGCTGGCGGGAAGCTCACGACACGGCCGCAAACATCCTGCACCTTGCCCATGGCTTTCTGGGTGCTGAGCGTCCGACTTGGTATGAGGGCCAGCCTGATTTCGTGATCTCACCCGGTCTGCTGATCGAGCGGACGCGGTGCAAACGCTGTCACCGGCCATTGCCAGAGGGTCGGCCGAAATATTGCAGCAATGCCTGCAAGAGCACCGATCAAAAGGCGATCGCGGCGATACGCGATGCGACGTCCGAGATCGCGGCCGATCGTGCGGTGCGCAACGCGAGGATGGCGCACTGATGGATATGCGCGATTACTGCGAACAATGCGGGGTCGAGCTGCCCCTCGATGGTCATTCGCCACGCCGCAAGTTTTGCAGTCGGAAATGCTACAACCTGAATTATCGGGGCTTGGAGCGCGCGGCCAAACTCGAGGCGCGCCATAACCGGCCGCCGTGCAAGGGCTGCGGTGCCAAGATGGAACCGACCGCACGCGACACGACCATTTTTTGCACGGTGAAATGTCAGGAAAAATGGCGCGGTAAAGAACGGGTCAGAAAAAAGAACGAGGCACGGATTGAAGCGCGGCGCGACCGGCCGCCCTGCCGGTGTTGTGGTGGTGTGATCGATCCGAAGCTGCGCACCGGCACCTTTCTGTGTTCTGTGCCGTGCCGCAAAAAATGGCGCAAAGCGCATCGGCCGTCCAGAGCACGGCGCTGACGGATATATCCCTTTAGTTGTATTTGCTGCGTTTTTGGGTGTATCGCACGCAAATAAATTGAATGCCTGAAAATACTGTGCGAGACTCACTCAAACGTCTTTGGGGCTGGTGTGATGCGGCATTCCGATTATCTGGCAAATTTCGCGTCTCGATTCGACGTGCATCTGAAAACCTTGCAGGTTGTCGATCGCGCAATGGCTGACAACGGCCTGCGCCGCAAGGGGAGTGGGCGTGCGAAACCGGATGCAACTCTGCGCGAGTCTCTGTTGCTGGCACTGGCTGCAAATCTTTTGCCGGAGTATCAGCCTCTCGCCATGGTCGGTGCGGTGCGCCGGTGGGCCGATCTGCCTTGTCTCGATGACGAGGGCTCACCACGGCTGTTGCAGGCCATGCAGGGCAAGACGTTGATCGAGGGGCTGGAATGGCTGTGCGCCGCCTTTTCTGAGGATCATAAGCTGGTCATGTCGAGCGGCTTGGAGTTGAACAAGACTCTTGAGGCCGCGACCATCCGTTTCGGACGTGATTTCGTCACCTTTGCCGCCACGAGGCGACCCGATGCGCCTGATGGCCAGACGGTCCGCCGCGTCAGCGGTCTGTTCTTTGCTGATGTGGCCGGTGACTGATGGCCAACCGTCCCGCCTCTGTGACTGTCACCGAGATCAAGCGCACCGTGCAAGGTGCGCTTGCTGCGGGCTTTGCAGTAGGCCGGATCGAGGTTGATCATGCCAGCGGGAAAGTGACCCTGTTCCCGGCTGGTGAGGCAGACGGCGCCAGCCCGAATCCATGGGACGCCAAATGAAGCACAAGCGGCAGTTTCCCGGTGCGTCCGCCTATACCGATCGCCACGGCGTGCGTCGGTGGCGTTTTCGCAAGGGCGCGTTCTCTCGAGAGCTGGGCACGGCCTACGGGTCCGATGAATTCGTGCAGCGGTATGAAGCCGCCCGGCATGAGTTGGAGGCGGGCCGCAAGGCCGGTGCTGGCGCTGACAGATCGGTGCCCGGATCTATCAATGCCTTGGTGGCATCGTGGTATCAGTCGCCGGAATGGCGCGCGCTTGGCGAG